ACCGTGTTGTCAATCACGACCGTCGCCGAGCTCCCGGGCGGTAGCGTGGTCGTGACCCCGACAACGTAATCGTTGGCGGCATCAACCGGGGCGTTGAGCGCGGGCAATGCCGACCACGGGCGCACGCCGTCACCGCACTTAATGATGGGCGTACTACTGCCGGGGTCCGCGATGGCGAGCTCGCCAACCTGCAACACCGGGTTGAGCGTTGCCCACGTCGCGCCCGAGTCGTTGAGTGATTGGTACCGGCCGGGGAAAGTTGCCATGGGTTAGCCCTCAATCAATTCAATGAGCAAACCCGCGGCGAGCATATCGGCTATGCGTTCCCGTATTTGCGGCTCACTACCCTCGCCACGCACGACCGCCACGCGCACGAGAGTTGAGAGCGCAACGGGTTGAACGGCGAGAGCGCAAATTCTGCCCGCGGGGTCACAACACATGGACGCCCCCGGGGTACGTTGTATACGCGGATTGTTCATGGTGCTCCCCCGGTCGGCGGTCGGTGCCGCGCGGAAATCGTTGCGGACAATGGCGGCGGCGGGTCCAACGTGACCGTGTCGCCGTCGTAAACCTTGGGCGCATAGTTCACGCCCGTCAATGCAACATACGGCCCGCTCGCCTCAACGCCCGTGAGCAACCACGGGCGCACAACGGCGGTTGTCGTGTCATAGAAAGCAAACAAGGTACCGAGCGTTGCGTCGCGGCCCTTTATCGTGACGGTCGGCGCGCGTGAAAGCTGCACTTTGTTAGGCGAGCCAACGACCGCCACGCATGGCACGGCGTCGGTTGTCTGCCCTTGCACGTCACGCAAAAGCACCGTGTACGACCCCGCTGCAAACGTGACGTTGCGGTCAAGGGTCAACACGGCGCCGTCAACAAATAAAACCTCACCCGCCGATTGCGCGAGGTTGGCAACGTCGTCGGTGATGTTGACGACATCGCCCGGGCGGCATATGCGCCCGTCCTCGGTGACGCTCACCGAGATTTGCTCACGCCGATATTTCAACCGGTTCCACTCATACAACGCGCGGCGGAACGCTTGCGCCCAATTGGCACACACGGTTGTGGTGCGCGCGGGCGCAATCTGCAACGAGCCCGGGGGCGCATAGGTGTAGTCGCGCCGCTTGTAACTATTGGCCGCGTCAACCCACGGGATAATGATGCAATCATTTTCCGCGTCGCCCGTCATGCGTACGCCCACGGTCTCACCGTCGGTGCCCTTGGTGCGGGAGTTGAATAGCGCGATACGGGTGGCGTTGGCTTGGTCGCGGGTGACAAAGATTTTGCGGCCCACGCGATAAACCACGGCGCGCACCACGTCAGCAATCGCGGCGAGCTCGGTGTCAACGTCTTGCACTTGGTCAAGCGTCATGCCGATTGCGCCCGCGTCGCCGCCGTCGATTGCGTCAAGTTGGTCTTGTAGGGCGTAGATCCCCGCGAGGTCAATGAATTGATCGGGGCGGCGCGCGCCGTCATCGGCCTTACACCGCGCGACGAAATTGTCAGCCCAACGATTCGTGGCAACGGGCTCCGACCATACGCCCGCGTGCCAATGCGGTAGCCTGCGCGTCACCACCATATTGAGTGAGGTCTCGCCCATCGCAACTTGGTTGCGTGAGTTGGAGAGCGCGAGGCGCCCGATTGTCACGTCATCAAATTGCCGTTGCTCAAGGAAACGCACCGCGCACAGTCGCGCCCATTGGGTGTCTTGTATGTAATGGTCGCTCGGGGGGTCAGCCAAAAACGGCGTGAGCCGTTGGCACCTAACCTGAATCCATGGCGAGCCCGCGGGCAAGCCTAACAACGTCACGTCAAATGTGTGCGTGAAACGTAGCGGCGAGAGCGTGTGGTATGGGTATTCAAATTCGCGGAACGCTTGGAAATCCGTGGCGTCGGCGCGTTTGAATTCAATGCGCACGGTCATGATGGGAACGTCGGGAATGTGCAAGCCTTGGGGGAATGCGATGTCAACCCACACCTCGTCGGGGTTTTCCATGGGCGCCGTGTACCACGAGGTCGGGTCGGGCGGCGGGTCGGTGAGCGTACCGGGTACGCCCGCGCGTAGCGTGGGCGGTAGGTACCAAACAAACGACGCATTATTTTCCGACACCGAGGGCGTTGGCGTAATGACAACATTGTTGACGTTTTTTATTCTGATGATTTGATCGGTTGAGGGTATGCCGCTCACGGTCTTGTTGACGTTGAGCGCATAGACCACGGTGCCCTTGATCGGAGAAGTTAGGGCGGTATCGTCAGAATAGATTTGCACCACGTCGCCAATCGCAAACCGGTCGCCGCCCGTGACGCGGATATCTTGCGCGGTCGGCGTCGGCGTATAGGGCGAGGTCGTGCCGAAATAAACCCACTCCTCCGATTGCTGAAAGACCGTGTCCCACACGGCAACCTCGGCGTTGGTATCGAGCTCGGTAATGACGGGCCCGTCCAATTGCCACACGTAGGGCGGCGACCACGGCGGCCCCGGCAAAATCTCGGGCCCGTACTCCAACCAAAATAATCCATTGTTGTCGTTGGTGCCGCTGATCGGTATGGGGTTGTTAGGGTTGAGGTCTTGGAAATCATCGGAGGTCATGGTCTTTGCGGGCCCGTTGAAATCCACACCCGTGAACGGCGCGGGCCCCGAGTCATCGGGCACAAGAGAAATGCCGCCCACCTCGGGCGAGGTGCGTACCGCGGGTATGCTCGGGATGGGGTCGGCGGTGTCGTGCGGGTGGTACGTGTGATACGTGGCGCCGTTGATTTGCTGGCGCGGGGTCTCGCCCAACTTCACGAGCTCGGGTGGTACCTCATAGTCACCGCGGCCAATCACAAAGTATTGGTTTATGTTTTGGGTCCGCACCCAAAACGTTTCGATTGGCCTACAGAGTAGGTCCGGGAAACTTCGCACCGTGCCAAGTATGTCGGGTATGCGCGCGCCTAACCGTATTTGGTTGGCTTGCGCGGCAAGGTTGTTGTTGCCGCTTTGCGGTTCATTGTTAGGCGAGGGAAAATATGCGGGCTTGGGTTTCGGCGTGAGGATGTAGTTGAGTGCCGAAAACCATATTGCCAAAAACACTTGGCCGAGAAATGGCAGAGCCCCCGCCATGTCACGCACAATGATGTAGGTCTCGCCCGCGAGCGGCACCGTGTAAGGCAAGTCAACCGCGGGGATTTCGTTGCCGTCGTTGATTGAGTCGCGATAGATGCGCCACGCCCCGTCAATCCCCTCGGGCCATTGGCGCATGAGCGCCTCGGCGATGGGCTCGCCCACGCGCAAGCCGTACTCATGGCGCGTGCCGCTCAACGGGTCGTCAATGACAATCAGAGTACACATTCAAAGAGCTCGCACCGGGCATAGAGTTCGCGCACCCGCAACATGGGGGAGTACACAACGCCCGCCCCCTCAAGCGCATGCAACACGCCGCCGTTAACCAACACGCCGCAATGATGCAACCGGGAAACTTTCCACGTGCCGAGTGCCACCGCGCAACCCTCCTCGGGCGCGGTGAGCTCCAACCACGGCGACCCCATGCGCTCTTTGCCACCCAAGGCGAGATAGATGCCGAGGGCCGCGGCGCGAGCGCTCGGCACATCCTCGGCCGGTATGCCGCCCGTCGGCGTTGGCTTGCCGAAACAATGTTGACGCACGTATCTCAACAAGGTGAAGCAATCGAAACCCTCGCGCGGCGTGACGCCGCCGCGGCGGTAGGGCGTGCCGACCAATGACATTGCGTGACTTGAGTTGGCGGTCATAGATAGGCGAGGGGCGGGTAATCCTCAATCGTGTAGCGCGTGCCCGCGCCCACGTTGGGCAAATAGTCGGCGGTGATTTCACACTCAACGGTCAACCGGTTCATGTTGATGTTGGTCGCGTACATCGTCAGCGGATCAATGACGGGGCCCGAGCGGTCGGTATCAAGGTACGTGCGATACGTGACCGACACCGGGGTCAATAGGTCCTCATCGGTAAGGCTCCTCAGTTGTTGCGCCACGGCGCCGTGCGCGTTGTCAATCCGCACCATGATGCGTTGCTCGGTGCTGACGTTGTCAGCCGTTGCGTCAATCATGAAACCCAAGGGCGTTGCGGTGAATGCAACCGAGGTGGGCGGCTCGGTCGTCGCGGTGAAATCCTCGCCAAAATCGCTCACGTAAATCGGGCCCGTTGTGGCGTTCCATTTCGCATGCGAAAACTGCAACACGTTGACCGCGATTGAGCGCTCACTTCCGTGTTGGGTAAGCCAAAGGGCAAACGCTGAGTCAAAGGTTGCGGGCATGGTCTAACACTCACTTGAGGC